TGGATTGCATCCAAAACAAATAACATGCTTAGCAATTTCGCTTGTCATTACCTGCAAACATTTTGTTGGCGGGTAATGCGTACCGGCCTTGTATGTTGCAGTAATTCCAGTGCCGCCGCCGGTTGCTGTTGACGAAGCGTTTGAGCCAAACGTAATCGTAAAGACAGAAAGCGTTACAATTGAAGCAACATCATAGGTGCCATCAATGCTAATTCCGCCAACAGAAGGGGCACCTGCAATGGTTACACTGTCACCAGCAGCTAAACCGTGTCCAGCATCGTCGTAAATTTCAACGGTCGGAGACCCTGACGTTGTTGTAATTGGGTCCGTACCAAGCGTAACTGAAGCCCTTGTTAGATCAGCAAGAGGAACAGCGGCTGTGCTAGTTCCTGCACTTTCATCCCAGTAGTAAACCTTGTTGGCACGGTTGTTTGCAAGAAGGTCATCTCCGAAAGAATCCATAGACCACAAGCGAATCTTTTCTTCAGGAGTAGATAGCGTTGAGCCCCAAGGTCCACTGCCCCACGTTCCGGTGCCCCATGCTGTCAACGACGCGGCGTCAATCGGGCCAGAGTTTATTTCATAAGTAGCGGTAAACGATGAGCCCGCAGCACCTGTGCTGGTAGCAAAATCGTCTACCAAGACAACGTATTTATTATTTTCGTCTGTACCCGCCAAGTCGCCTAGGTACGCAATGTAATGTTCGGTATTTAGTGTTGCAGCAGGTATGCCATTTACGGCGCCACTAATACTAGAAAAAGTTACAAAGTCGCCACGCTTTGCCCCGTGGTTGGTGTGCGAAACAACAACAAGACCGCTTCCGTCTGTCGTTGTTATTTGGTTACTACTTATAGAAGCCGTCGATCTTGTTGGCGTAATGTCGTAGTAACCAATGGTGTTGTTGACGTACAGCTTGTTGTTGGTCCCAACACCAATATAGATCTCGCCGGTTCCGGTAGCCCAATTGAAGATTTTGCGCCCAACGCCAAATATTTTTCCTGACGTATAATTAATCCAGCCGCCTATCTTCTCTACAAAGCCTTTACGAAACCTGACTTTATCAGAGTCGAACCAAGTTCCTTCTGCGGAATACCTTGTTCCGTCAGTAAAAACTCCGGGGCGAGGCGCAATCTTAAGCAGGGGCATACTACCACTTTACCCTGTTTGCCCAGTAGGCAGCGCTCATTTTGCCCTTTTTAATATTTTTAGCATGACGGGCCTTAAAGCTTTTGCGCCGGGCTTTGCCTTTTTTTGTTTGAGGATTCTTGCCTGCGCCGCTCACACCTTGTTGACCAAAACGAATTAGCCTTACTTTGTCGCCTTCTTTTGCAAGTACAGCATGAGACTTTTTTGCTTTAGGAGTGCGCTTGGGTTTGTTGTACCCGCTAAACCTTTCGCCGCGATATGTAATAGCCATCAGTGATCCGTTCTCCTTGCGAGTCTTTCTTTGATGTTTGCTGTCTCTGCTTCAACCGATGCAAGGCGCTCGCCATGCGTATCTACTTTTGTTCCGATACGGTTTACGGTGCGTTCAATTTGAGCAAGAGATTGTTTTGCGCCGTTCAAACCTGCCTTTACTCCGCCATAAGCGGCCCCTGCTGCGGCTGGGATAGCAAGTAAAGACATTAAAGTAGTCACATCACTCTCCATCGTCCTCGTCTTCTGCCGGTTTTTCTGGCTCAACAATTACGCGACCGTTGTTATCCGTCCAATTAGTATCCATCATGTGCTCGTCTTGACGCTCTGCCACAACAAGCCACGATACCGTGTCAGTGCAGTCGTTGTCTTGTGCAGTAACCGTAAGCGTCGAGCCTGAGACAGAGCCACGGACTTGAGTCCATCCATCTTCGTTCTGGACCCACACCTGCGGATCACGGCAAAGTAGCTCCCATGTGCCATCGGTCATGGTTGCGGCTGCGTCCAAGTCTACTGTAGCTGTGCCTCCTGACAGTTGCACGGANCCGCGATACATCAGATCGGCTCTTGGTCCCTCAATAAATGAGTGAACCAGATCGTGCGTGTCCTTCATTGAGTCTAGAGGATGGTCGATTNTAAACGAACCNGAACCNTTAGACAGGGCACCAACGACACTCATATTAGTGCCTGNNACCTCAAACTGNTTAGAACCGCCAGCAAAAAACCGCATGACGTTAGCAGAGCCTTCAACAATGTATGTATCGCCGCCGTTATCAAGAAACAGGTTGTTGCCTGACGGAATCATTANNCCATCAGATTGTATCTGAAAACGACTCGTCCCACCGCAGAAGAACCGCATAGTGTCNNCACTAGACTCATGGATGTAGGTGTTGCCACCTCCGTCTAAANAAATCTTTTGGGTTGCATCNACGGTAAGGTCAAGCGTCTGAATGTTTACATCGTTGGCGGAGTCTCGTATTCGGATTGCATCGTTACCACCGACAACTACTTGTAACACGTCAGCAGAAGATTCTTGGATGTAAGTATTACCACCTCCATCTAAAAGAATCTTATTTGTCGCCGGGACACTAAGGTCAGAACCAAGGGTGGTCGTGCCTGACACATCTAGTGTGCCATTTAAATCTATTGCTGTAGCCTGAAGATCAATTTCATCTGTTGCGGCGATAGACAAGACCGTTGCTGATGAAGCGGCTATGCGTTGCGACGAGTCAAAAAACTGCAACTGGCGTGTGCTGTTTAAGAGCAACCCGGTGTCAGCAACATGGGTTAGCGTTACGTCGGTGTCTGCACCAAAACCAAGAACGGCAGCATCGCTAAGAAGTGTAAGGTCATCCCCCACGGTTGCATCTGCTGACATTGTAACATTGCCAGCCACAGTGAGTGTGCTGCTAAGCTCTAGATCAGCAAACGCATCTAATACCGCAGCACCAGCACCCGCACCGTCTGTAAAGACTGCGGCAACCTTGCCATTACCAATCGTAATGTTGGCACCAGAACCCTGACTGATAATGATGTTTTGAGATCCGCTTGTAGCGTTCTCAATAAACCACAGCTTGTTTACAGTGTTAGGTGCAATCGTGATCGTGCAGGCAGAGTCTAATGTTCCTGTGTACTTCAGGAAGATCGCTCGACCTTCGTCAGCTGCACCATCTGCAATAGTTGTCGTGTGGGTATCAGCGTTCGTTGTGATCGCTTCTGTACCAGAACCAAACGCATCAGCAATGAGCTCTAGGTTGGTATTGGTTTTAGTACCCCAAGTACCTGACTCATCACCCGTAGTGATTTCGAGCAGTCTTAGATTGTTTACATATGTGCCCATGGTTACTTCCTGTTGTTATGTCTCTATAACTTCCCAACTTGGGGTCTGTGAATCACTAACATCTGACCAGCCTGGAGTTTGTGAATCTGAAACTTCAGACCAGCCAGGTGTTTGAGAGTCTGAAACTTCCGACCAAGATGGAGTTTGAGAGTCGCTAACCGTTGACCAGTTTGGTGTTTGAGAGTCATCTATAATTCCCCAGACCTGTATACCGCTAGTTGTTGCTGTCGCTTCCACTCCGGTTACGTCAACCGATACTGGTATAGAGACAGTTACGCTGCCTACTGCGCTAGTTGCTGATGTGCCTGTAACACTGACGTTACCTACTCCGGTAACTGTTACTGACCCAAGACCACTAGTTGCGGCAAGTCCGGTAGCGGATATTGAGACATCTACAGTAACCGATACCGATCCTAATGCGCTCGTTGCTGACAGTCCTGTGACAGTAACGTTTGCATCACCTGAAGCTGTTACCGAACCAACCGCGCTCGTCCCAGCTATGCCTGTTACGGTAACATTTGCCGTTCCTGTTACCGTGACACTTCCTACTGCTCCTGTCGCTGCTATACCCGTAGGAGCAACATTTGCATCTGCTGTTACGGTTACACTGCCTACCGCACCAGTTCCTGCTACCCCTGTTTCAGTAACATTGGCATCGCCTGTTACTGTAACAGATCCTACTGCACTCGTCCCTACTACACCTGTTTCTTCAACAGGTATGGGTTCACCCCATGTGCCAGAACCCCAGGTGCCTCGGCCCCAGCCTGTTACGTTTGCCACTTTAGGCTATGCGAATTATCGCATTACTAGCATCCGCTGCTGGGAAAGCAATTGTAAACGTGCCTGCCGTAGCTGTTTTGTCTGCGCCAAAATCCAACACCAACACAGATGTATCTCCGCTAGTGTCTTCATTAAAGATTAACGCACCCCTAGCCGTAAATGTTGCAGTAGACCATGAGGTATCTGCAAAATCTGTTAAAGCCGTTGTTCCACTAGACGAAGGATCGACCCTTGTTAGTGTGTTGCCTTTGGCACTGTAATTAGTACCACTGATTTCATTGCTTGTAGTGTACGCTGAAGTGCTGGCACCCAGTGAAGCACTGCTCGTGTACAAAGCAATTTTAAATGTGTTACCACCAGAATTAAGAAAATTGTGCTTTGCTTCTAGCAACTCTTTCTTAAATGAGGTACACATTGCTTGCGATATAGCCATTATAGTTTCTCCACTGAGTTAGCTAAATCATTATGACCTGCTGATCTTAGCAGGGTGACAACCTTCGAGCGATCTTCTTTTACCGCTTCCCATATGTAATATTGCACAGCTTTGTGTATGTACGCCTTAAAAGCTTTTGCTTGTTCGGCAATAGCAGGGTGTGCGCTACTACCAACGGACACAATAGTATCTGCTGCTCTTTCGGCCCAATGACTTGGCCCAAGATTGCTATGTGAGCTAGTAGTAACCGTGACGGTTCCTACGCCTGAATCAAGATCAAACATTAACTAGCAACCATCCTTATGGTGCCTTCTCTATACTCATCTCCAGTCATTCTTCCTTCTGCCTGGATTTTTAGTAATTGCAATGCCTCGTCATATCTCTGTTGATACAGCTGCATCATGTCTGCATCACCTTTCATATAAACATATGCTTCAACCAGAGATCCGTACAATAATACTGTGTCAGCATTAGTGCCTAACCAAGAGGTACTATCCGTCACTATAGAGTTGGGCTGATAGTAGTAGTGCAACTCTGTTGTGTAGTTTGAATCTGGAGTAGGTCCAATAATAAACGTATCTACGTCAAAAACTGCGTAATACTTTGGAGTACCCTCTGTACTAGCATTGGGATAAGTAGATCTAATAAAGTTTGCATCTTTGTTTAACAGAAAGATTTGATTACTAGAGCTCGTGATTGATAATGAAAGCGGAAACAAAAAGTCCGTTGGCATCGTTAAGTATGCATTACCGTCTGTCATGTTACCTGCTACGTTTTTTCTGTTGACTGGCAGGTTGACGGAACGATAAATGCGCTGTTCTGCTTGCTTTACAAATGTCGGTATAGCTGCTACAAAGTCTGTACCAGTGTTATTTGTGTAGTCTTTAATAGCTGCGGTAAGTTCAGTGTAGTTCATGTTGTCACCGTTACAGTTCCAACATGAGCTCGCGCTAAAATATTGCCAGATCCATCTGCTCCACCGTTTCCAACTGGATCAAAAGCAAACAGCCTTCTGCTAACAGTTTGTGAAATGTCTGGTCTAGGGTCTCGCAAAGCCTCTGGATCTGTGTAATCGCCAAGTCTACCTAAGAAGTTCTGAGGCTGATCCTGGTCAAGCATGTCGCGTCCAACCATTAGGCCAGTCATTCGACCCGCTCTCACTTGGGGAACCAAGTCCTTCAGTTTGTATCTAAAGCCGGTGCGATCACAGAAACCAAAAGCGTATTTACCACTAGCAAAACGAGCCATCAATACCCCCCGGGAATGAAGTGTACTGATGCTCTGTCACGATCTTCTTGTTGTGCTAAGTCCCACTGAAACTCGTATTCAGCCTTGAGCTCACCCGACCGTATAAATGATTCGGGATACTTCTGAGATAATCTAAAAGCCAGTCCAGACGTAAGTGCTGGCAAAAACCTTGCTGGCACATCAGGGTTTGTTGAGCCAATAGATCCAGTGTCTTGAATACGTCTGATGCGCTGATAAGCAAACGTGTACACTTTATCCGGGGTAGGCCATAGGTGAGCAACTGGTGCTGCTTGTTGCTTATCTATAAATATGTTTACCGGGCGACCTTCAGTAAGCTTGTTAGGAATTGTTGAATACTGAGAAACACTAAAACGCGATAGTGGCAAATCGCTTTGAGATGTGCCAGTTCCGTCACGAATCCAGTACTCAATCAAATCTATAGTGTCTGCTGGTAGTGTTACTGTCGATGTGCCAGCAACAGTACTAGCGGTGCCTTCTTCTACGCACCAAAAGTTTAGTCCACGGTTTGCCCACTCAAGGCTAAGGAGATTAAGCGATCTGCGAGCAGTTTCTATGTCATAACCTGTTTTGCTTTGCAGTCCACACCGCTCAAACGCTTCTTCAATAACTTCTGCAATGTCTAAGTTGAATGTTGCAGTTCCTGACGTAGCCACTATTTACCAACCTTTTTCATTGCTGCTTTGTGTGCAGCCGTAAAGGTTGAGCCCGCTTTCATGCGACGGCGCATTTCAGCCATGTGCTTTTTTGTGTGATGCTTTGAATGTTTTTTCAAAGTATCTTTTTGTCTTTTCGTCAGCATTTTTTTAGCAGGCATAATCAGCTATCCTTGAATTTGTTCAGGCACTGTCTGTCAAACTCAACAACATCGCCAGGTGCTCGCGAACCTTCCTTGATTATACCACCACTTCTCATACGAGCATAATCTTGCATTGACCCATGTTTAGAAAACGCATTGGTCATGGCTTTCTTTACCATGCCACCACCTGCCATTGAGTCTTTAGCAAACTTGTCTGCTACTTCTGGCTTGTTGGCGTGTAAATACCTTCGTTGCTTATCGCTCTTAAAAGGCATTATTCGTAGCTCTTGCCCATCTTCAGCAAAATAGAGTATCGATCTCCACTATCATGCCCTGTGGTCGTGAACATAAGGTCGCCAGTCTTTCCGCCACCTGAGTTGTTTGTAAGGGGGCCACAAGACCTGAAGTCAAAAAACCCATATCCACTAAGCGTCCAGCACACAACATCGGTACTAGCATCCCAGATAAGGTCTACGGTCATACCGTTGAGCTCGTAATACACCTGTTGAATAGACACTCCGGTGCAGGCAGCACCTGAGCCCGACTGGGCCTGTAGTGCGGAAACGTCCACCTTCTTGACGGCGGCTTCGCCTGTCCCATCAGAAATATTGGTGAACTTCATAACGACAGATTTGTCGCCATCTTGCAGAGTCTGCGAGGTTACTGCGTCGGCCATTTAAATCTCCTTATGGGAACAAGGGTTCCACCCTACCCATAGCAGAAGATCTGGTCACCCACCTAAATGATGGGTGACCCTATCTTGTGAATTACTACGATAGCGGTGCTATCGGGACATACTCAATAATAAATGTAAACGAGCCTGCGGTCGTAGCATCAACGGTATTTGTAATGTTGCAGAACACCGTCCGCGCAGAAGCCGTGTATTGCACTGACGCAGGAGCAGTGGTGCCGCTCTCCGTCTGAGCAACCAAAGTACAGTTTACGACATTGCCAACAACGACAGTTGTGCCGCCATCTAGGATCTGGTCCGTAATGGCTGCGACAAGCTGGGCACCAGATGATGTTGACCCAACTTCAAAACCAATGTCTCCGGTTCCAATAACTGGAGCCGTAACACATAAGATTGAAATGCCTGTGATAACGGTGTTTGCTGGCTGAGTGAACTCGCCAATAGCTGGGCTATCACCCGCTGTGGTGTTTACGGTAACGCCCGTGGCATACCCAACACCCTTGCCTAATTCTACCCTAGTGGTAACTGCACCAGTCGTGCTGCTTTTGTCAACGGACGTAAATCCGTTTTCTGACCGTACTGGTCCGCTAAAAGTTGTGTTAGCCATTACATTCTCCTGTCTTGGCTAGTGTCTACCGTTTCCGGTAGTCAGGAAAAAAACTTCTATACTAAGATGGGGCAGGAGCGACTTTAATGCCACTCCCACCCCATCCATCCTGCTTAACTACTTACGCTCCGGGTGATCCCCAGATCCCTAGGGGATCGGAAACTCCAAAGCTGTACCGCTCGCGAGCCTTGTAGCGAACGTTTCCGGTGTCAAAGTCACCGTCCATGCTCGTCTCAAGTGCAACACGATTGAAGTGCTTCATGCCGTTCGGAACATCCGTAAGCAGGAACCATGCGTCCGTATCCGTGAGGAAGTGGTTCACAACGGTTCCGCCCGGTACAACACCCATCGAACGCACAGCGTTGATGTCGTTGTCAGCTGTTCCAGGGCGAAGGTCAGACTGCATGACCCGTGCCGCGACAAACTGCAGGTCGGGCGGGATCACAAGTGTCTGGGGCCGTGCAGCGATCATTAGACCACGCTCGTCCGTCCACTTGCCAATCTGAATTACAGCAGCCTCAAGAGAGGTCTCGTTGAGGTCAACAGCCGTAGCTGGGCGGTTTGAGTTCTTACCACCCGAAACGAGTGGGTGACCGTCACCACCAGTTACGCCGTCACCATCTGCTGTGAAGAGGTTTACACCATCTCCGCCCTGATAGGCGGCGGTAAATCCATTGTTCAAAGGAACAACAGCCTTAACCTGCTTGGTGTGGGCCATGGCGCGAGCCAAAGCCTTGGTGTAACGAGCCGACAGGGAGTCATAGAGATTGTCCTCCATAGCTTCTTCCGTAATGGCGAAGCCCATGGCGATGGTCTCATGGTTGTAGCGAGCCGTGAAGCTCTCCTGTGCAGCATCGTAAGAAATTGCAGACCCCTCGTCCTTGACGGGAGCTGCATCGAAGCCCGAAAGCTTCACTTCTTCCTCAAAAGAACGGTCTGAGCTTTCCGTCTCATAGATTGAAGCATGTTCGTCATCGTACCGAGCATACTCCATTCCGAAGAGAGCATTAAGTCCAGGCAAGAGCTCCTTGAGGAGTTGTGCGCGTGAAATAGCCATTAGTCAGTCTCCTTACAAGCCAGTGGCGTTAAGGTACTGGTGATTGGAGGCTGACCCACTTGACGCTGCGTTAAACTTCACAATAACGTCAGGGAAAGCATCACTTGCAGTCGTTCCGTCTGGCGCAAGGCTCATCGGGCCGTCTACAAAATCGATAATGCGAAGTGGAAGCGTGTTCGTAGTAGCTGGTGTTGAAGCATCCAAAGCGTTCTTGGACTTTCCAATTGCCGTGCTACCAGCAGTCTGAACAACAGCCGCATTCAATCCGCGATCTGTGGTGTTCAGTGCCTCATCACCCTGCATCTGAAATACAACAAATGGGTCCTCAATAACGTAAGCCATCGCATCAGAGGCGACCGTAGACGCAGGCCACTGCGTATTAAAGGTCTTCTGATTCGTTGTGCTTGGCGTATACGAGCAACCCACAAAGATTCCGCAAGTTGTGAGCGCGGTGGTGCCAGTATCCTTTTCAATGTCACCGTCTGCAACACACTTCACGAAATCACCATTAAAAATGGCGGTGCCGTAACCACTGGCAATCGGTAAATGCCTGACCTTGGCTGTCCAAGATCCAGAAGCACTTAAAGTACCAATTGGCCGCGCACCGTATGGTGAAGCTGAAGTAGCCATGATTGTTACCTAAGATTAAACATTCAGTTTTTGTAGCTTTAGCCTTTGCCAAATGCTACACGAGTTTTTCGATCTGGCGCGAGAACAGGCATCCTGGGATCGTTCTCACGCATATAGTTGTTGTCAACTGCTTGCATCTGTGACTCAGCATGATTTCTGTAATATGCTCGTCTTTGCTCCACGACTTCTTGTGGTGCCTTGCAGAGTAGCAGTCCTCCAACCTCGATTCCTCCCTTGGCTCCAAACTCCGACTTATGGTCGCTCATAATGTGGAGCTCAGGATGATCTTCGGCACGAACTGGTTCCCAGCCCTCACGAAAACGTTTTGACACGTTTGTGTTATCAGAGCTACCAACCATTGATGTTCGTATCCACCGAAACACCCATCCGTCTTGCGGAGTAGGATCAGGAAGGATTGAAGCAGGTTCCCAAGACTTGGATCGTTCTTCGCTTTCGCGACTGTCCAAACCTCTTGGTTCCCGTGGTGCGCGTTCTTCGGACATTATGCCATCTCCTTCATCAGCTGCTTTGCATACTGTTCGTTTGAGAGGCCCAAGCGTTTCGCGAGTCGCACTTGGGTTTCCGTAAGTTTTACTGTGCGTGGTCGTGCTCCAGTGTTCCTGGAGGCTGGTGCTACCACGGATTTTGCTTTTCGAGGTTGAGCAGTATTTACAACAACGGCAGATTGATTGGTGCGCTCGTTGTTAATACCGAGTTGCGTAGGAAAAACTTCTTTCATACGAGAATCTATTAATTCATAGTACTCTTCACTGCTAGGGTCAATACCCTCATTACTTACTAGTCTTTCATGTACACCATATGCAAAACTAGTCATCTCTGGGTCGGTACCAAACCAAGCATTGCGGTCTTGCCACTCTAATGCTTTTGGATCAGGCTGAATAGGCTCAGGCACATACTGTTGTTGCTGTGCTGCAGTCTCTCGGCTTTCTGCTAAGACCTGTCTTTTCCAGTTGTCAATGATTTTTTGTGACACTGCAGGAGCAGCTGCTCTTCCTAGCTGTGCATCGGTTAATGCCTTCTGGGCAGCAGCTATTTGCGCAGAATCACCTGACTCATGGGCTACTTTAAAGTTTGCCTCTGCAATAGCCATTGTTGCATCTGCTCTACTCTGGCTTTGCTGTGATAAAGCACTCTGTGAGTCCGACACCAACCTTAATAGTCGTTGATTTTCTGTTTGAAGGTTCTGAGTGTAGTTAACTGCCTCATTAGACAGCCGTTCAGCCGCTTCTTTGGCTCTACGTTGCTCATGGAACTCCCATTTAAGCTTTTTAATCCGCTTTTGTACCCGCTGACCGACTTCTTGGAGCTCATCGTCGTTAGCTACACCATCATCTTCGGTTGTTTCAGCTGTTGTTGCAGATGTAGCCCTCTGATCTTCCTGGGGCCTGTCATCAACCACTTCAATTTGCAAGTTTTCAGCGTTTTCTGCGTTATTATCGTCTTCTGGCGGCTCAATTGTTGTTCTGACCCCTAGAAAACGCTCTTCTTGGCTTGTTCCTACCGTTTGTTCGCTCATTTTAGGCCCTTTCTATGCCTCTGGGGTCTTCTACGACCGCCTCTACAGTGTCGTCGTTAATTAACCGGAACTCTTTTCCGTGAATCTTGATCCTGGTGCCACTAAATGCACGAAACACGACCCAATCGCCTTCCTTGCAATACGGACCATTAGGAAATCTTGTAAAACTTGAGTACGCATCAGGCCCTGCCCTTAAAACAAAGCCGACAACAGTAGATATTGCCTCGTTGTCTTGCGATTGATGCGACTTGATGATGCCGCCTTCGGTGACTTCCTCTATTTCTGGAAGCGCGATCAACAATTTGTACCCTTTTGGGTCCGGTAATTGTGATGCTGCGCGAGGAATGTCTTCATTTGACTCCTCTGGGGGAGTCACCATCTCCTTCAGTACTTCTTTTGCGAGCGTAGCCATGCTTCCTCTCGTTGTATTGTTGCGCTCCGAATGAGCGTTGCGTACTACAAACTACTTTTTCTTCTTGCGTCTACCTTTTTTGTGCAAACCATGTCGAGCATGTTGCTTGCCCTTCTTGGTAGCCGCTCTTTTTTTCTTGTTAGCAGCAGCCAGTTTACGTTTTCCTGCTGCTGTTGACTTTAGTTTTTTGATTTTTGCTTCTGGCGCGTACACCTCACCAGTGTCGGAGGACTTTTTTCCGCTACCTGTCCGCCATTTCTGCTTAGTCCACTTTTTTAGACTCTTCTGGCTTTTTTTAAGTGCCATGTTACTTCTTGTAGCCTCCGCCCTTTGCCTTGTACTCCTTTGCAAGCATCTGAGCTTTGCGAGCTGACCACTGTCCGGCCTTTCCACCCTTAGAGCCCGCTTTAATCTTACTAAACAGTCGCTTTCTCATAGATGGTTTCGTGTAATTACCTGCTTCATTAACCCTAGATTTAGTTTTTTTCCGGGGTTTCTTCTTAGCAGGCATTACAGTTCCATCATTCTGTGTTCTAGGTCAATTACTTCTCGTTCAGTCCAGGCTAATCCTTCAATAATGCCTGTGATCTTTCGATACTCTTCCATGTTTTTGGCAGATCCTACTGCTAGGTGATCTGCCAATTCATTCATTTGTTTTCTAATTTTCTTTTTGAGCAAAGAAAAAACGTCTTCACTCATTATTTGTTTCCCTTGCGATATCAATTCCAAGCTTCATCCCATCAATCTCCTGTTGGGTCTCGATGTGAGCCTCCTCTAAACCAAGCTTTGCAATTTCAATTTCTTTTTCTGTTTCAAACTGACCCTGTTCAGCTGCGAATTTTTCTCGCTCCAACTGATCTTTAGATATATCTAATTGTTGCTTGGCAACAATCTTCTGTTGTTCTAGTTGATCCCTAGACATATCTGATTGTTGTTTCGCAGCAATCTTCTGTTGTTCCAGTTGTAGCTTGCTTTGATCTGCCTGTGCCTTGCGCTGTACGTCCTGTTGCCGGATCTGAAGCTCCTTTTCACGCTGCTGCACGATAGGATCTTTTTGCATCTGAGCGTCTTTTTGCGCCTTGGCCTTGGCTTGCTTTTTGCCNAGCATCTGATCNGCAGCNTCTGNNACAAGACCACTGAGCCTTTTTTCGATGTCNGCNGGNAGAGGCTGGTTTGTTGGTGGCAGCTCAAACCCAAGCTCTTCTTCAATCTGAGACCGGAAGATAAATGCGAGGTGCTCTCTNATGTGNGCATCAAGAGCAGCAGACATTGGNCCACCCATCTTGTTGTTTTGCATCTGCTCTTTAACCTGCGGATCGTTCTTCAGGACCATGTGAACNTTCATGTGNGCTTCATGGTCTTGATACTCNAANGCCTTNACAGGCTTCATGGTCAACAGGTCTTCGTTTTCACTGACCGGATCTGTCGGTATAATCTCGTCAGGCATAGGCACAATCTTGTCTGCGTTCGGAATGCCAATAAGCTCCATCATCTGCCTGTGGAGTAGTGGCATGTCGTACAGGCCAGGAGACTGCTGTGCCAGTTGCATTGCAGCTTGATACTGCATAATGCGTTGTGACATCGTGCTGGCGTTCGGGTCAGATACGGGGATCACATCTACGCGATCATCGAAGTCTTCTGACTTAATTGATTCGCCCTCTTCTGTTTCATACGGATATGAGGGGGATGTGTAGTCGCGTATAATGCCTGCCAAGATTTTGTACTCTTGTTTCAGGCTTGCGTGAATCCTTGCCTGGATTGCCGACTGAACCTTCATCGCTCGTTCCATAATTGCGAGCGTGGTTCCAACCGGAGCGTTTTGGTTCATGTCTGCGACCTTCATATCGGCCATAGACGCAAATCGTCTGCCTTCATCTACGATGTTGCCAAGCAACTGATAGAGAACCGAAGAAGGTTCCTTGTATGGCAAGAACGTGATGTTGTCGCGGATCACACCACCGGGCACATCCACATCCCTGAACTCACCGGGCATGATTGGTGGATCGTCGCCCTTGATCCGTAGCCCACGGGTCTTTAACCCTCCGGGCAAGTTCGACAGTGTTCCGGCATCTACCAACTGTCTTAGCAAACTGGTCGCAGATTTGGCTAATCCACCGATCATGTGAATCAAGCCAAGGTTGTAAAACCCAATACCAGGAACATATCCATAATGCACAAAGTGTTGCTTTTTCAGCCTGTTCGGGTCGTCTTCTTCCCAGTTCCGATAAATAGACAGAACTGTTGAGCTCGACTTATCTATCGTGATGACATAGGGCAGCGCGACCCCGTCTGGGTCTTCAAAGCCGGGCAGGTCGAGGACCGAGTGCATTTCGAGCAATTGGTGTCGCTCGTTGTCGTCCCATGACGGACGGACTCCACCAATCTCATTATACTTTTCAGTAATTGGGTTATCTTCAACATGGGATGTCGTTAGTTCTACGTCCCGATAAAAGCCATTGACCTGAAGCTTTCTAACTTGGTTGCTGCTCCGGTTCATTACATGGGTGTAGCGTTCTGCCTGATCTAGGTCTGACTCATGGTATGCAACCACAAAGTCCTCTGCAGGCACAAACATTGATGTTGGTCTGCCCAGGGACGGGTCAAAGTAAATCTTACGGAACGCACTACCAGCAAGTGGCAGGCTGAATAAAAGCTTCTCTGTTTCTGACCTGTATTCGGTCATTACTTCAAGAAGCTGATAGTTCATGTATTCTTGAACACGGTGCGCCTGTTGAGTGCGTTCATCTGTAACCACGCCCCAGCACTGTGTACGCACAGGGCCTTTGGCTGGCATGATTTCTTGAATTGTCTGGCTCTGAAAACGAACAACAGCTTCAGACAACATCGGGTGAAACACACCACACGCCCCTGCCCAGGGGGTGGTACGGTCTTCTATTTCAAGACCAAGCTGATCAAGCCCTTGTTTATACGTTTGCTCCCATTCGGATCGGCTTGTTTTGTCAGACTCAAACTTAGATATGCAATCGTTGCCAAGCTCTGTTAAGTCTTGGTCATCGATAAACTCAGCGAGATTAGAGTCAAACTCGTCTTCTGTTTCAAGCAGATCCGCCATCGGATCAAAATCTATTAGTACTCCGCCATCGTCTAATTCTGTGACAAGAGAATCGCCAAGAGAGTCTTCTTCCTCGGCAATGAGCAATCCTTCTGGTCCCATCTCAAAGTCATCTTGACTGAGCAGGCCGTTCAAGGGCTTATCTATAGCCATGCATTATCTCTTTTCGCACATGCTTGTTTCGTGAACGCTGTAGACACAATGAGGGCAAAATCATAATAAGTCAATAATAGTCAGCTTTTCGCATTTGCAAAAGTTCATCCATTGGAAAGTCTGATTTCATTTGAATAAAACCGCCTTGCCTAAATCTCATTAACGCTTGAGTAGACGAGTCAACTAAGTCGTCGTGGTCGCCAAAGGGAAACGAAGCAAATTGCTCCATGACTTCATCTGCCCATCGTGTCCGGGGCGCATAGACATGACCGCTAAAAAACAAATCTGATACAGCATTAACTCGGGCAACTTTATCTCGGCCTCGTCCTGGCGAGTACTCTGATACAGGTATGCCGATTCTTCTGAGCTCAAAAATTAAAGGTGTTCCTGCAGCCTTGGCTTCTACGATAAACGCATCAGGTTCATACTCCTGATACATCTCGTAGGCACGTTTTTTTAGATCAGGAAACTCTAACCGTTCTTGTAGCGCATCGAGCAAAATAATTCGTGCCTCACCATCTTCGGTG